ATAACTCCAACTGTACCAGCACTTGGTAATTCTTTAGTATTCTGAGCAATATTAATTTGTTCTATTATATTATTAATTACAGAAATATTATTTGTAATATTTGATTTTGCAAAACTAGGACTGTTTGATACAGAGTCTGATGTGCCAACTAATGGGCTTGGTGTAACGTCATAATGTTCATAACCAAATCCTTCCACATCCCCATTTTCAACAAACCCAGAACCATATGCAATAGCTTCACATTTTATTTTCATTGTAAAATCATGAGTTTTGGGATCAGAATAATCTAATTTATTATGATTCCATGAAGTTATCATTGGATTAATTAATTTGTAACTGATATATTCATGTCTTGCCATTTGATATATTGTTATATAATTAAAAAACGGCGATGAACTGCCGTTATCCAACCCATATGAACTTGAGATAAAGTTAAAATTTTTAGTTGCATTTCGCTTATACGCACTTCCAGACTCCGCAGACGTTGGGTCAGCATAATAATAACTATAATAGTTTTGCCATAATTTATTAATTACACCCATATTATCATCTTGAAAAGTTATTGTTATTTCCCCAGGTGTATGTTGCGTTTGAACTACTTTTTTTCTATTATATTGATTTACAACTTCATTTGTTATTGTAAAGCTTGGTAAATCAACTGCTTTGACCAGCATATTAATTTCATTCTTATGTCTCTGTAATAAGCTCGAATCATGACATGCTGAACTACTTATATTAAAAGCAACATGAAATGAAAACTTATGCTTTGGCGCAAGGCGAAATTGATCATCAACAAATAGTCTAGCCGCATGCTGTTGATCACGTAAATATATGTTACTATCTTCTTTTAGGAATTTATTAGGTGTAAATGACATATTAATATTTATGTGTTTCGTTATATTAGAAGTTAATGAAACACACAATAAAAAACCCACCGAAGTGGGTTTTATAATTAAGCACCAAGTGCGTTTGTTGTATTTCTGGATTGTGCAAATCCAGGAGCACCAAGACTAGCAGATGGACCTACTTGAACACAATTATCTGGTTGAATTGTTAATGAGATTAGTACTGGATCATTAGTTTTATACGATAACGCAGTGGTATTCCAGTCTGTTTTTTGAATATAACATCCATAGCATTCCCAGGTTTCTAACGCAATCGCTTCATTGGTACCGTTACCCCCATCTAACATTTCAATTCTCATTGTAAATTTATAATCACCGGCACTCGCCGCTGAACTTTGTTCAAAGAAATCAAATTGTTTCTGGTTTTGCTCACCAACCAATTTACTAACAGCACCAGTAACATCATCACGCAATTTAACAACCATTGAGTTCCACTTTGGTTTACCTGCATAATGAACTTGACTGTTATAAACATCGATCACTACATCAGTAAATTCTGTACTTGGTCTAGCTGCCTCTGCCACTTGTTTTGTTAATTCTGTTGTGCTACCAGAGACCCCGAAATTCTCTAAAGAAATTCGGAATCTATAAGCCAACTTGGGCATTAATAAGCCCTGTGTGCTAGCACTTTGGTCAGATGCTAGCGGTACTGTAAAATTTGATAATGCTGCTATTGCCATTTTATTCTCCTTTTTATGATTGACCCAATTTAGCAATAGCGCCAGTGTTTTCAATTCTTAATGGAATGTAAATAAATTCCACTGCTTTGACTGGTTCAATTGCAATATCAACATAAAGCTCATTGGCATCGATTCTTGTTGGGGTATTATTAGATGTGTCACATACAACCAAGAAGTCATATAATGCTCTTTGTCCAACCAATTCCAATAAGAAACTTTCAATTTGTTGTTTAATTTCATTTCTAGTTTGTGTATCATTTGGCTCAAAAATATATGGTTTAGATATTCTTGCCAATTGAACACGTAAGTAGATTATCAATCTAGCAACATTAATACGATCCATTGCACTAGTAACAACTTGTCTAGTTTTTTGACCATAATTAACTAACCCGGTTCCAACAATATATGTGATCGGATTTACATTAACTTTTTGCAAAGTATCACGCTGTCCAGTATTCAAAGATATTGAATTAAACTCACCTTCTGCAGTAATATATCCAACAGCAGAAGCATTAGTAATGCCACCTCTACGTACACCAGCTGGTGCAAACCAAGGGTAACTAACATTATCACTTAATGCAATAGTTCTCAACATCATATGGCTTGGAGGCACTGCGATATTGTTACCAATATTATCTCTGGTATAACCCCATGGATAGAATACACCCAAATATGCGTCAGTTGTTACTAAACCATCATCATTGTCCTCAAGTGCATTATTTTCATTTAATCCCCAATTACTTAATGTAGTTGCATCAGAGGTCAATCTGGCTGGTGAATCACCAACTACAAATGCTGTTAAACCACGATCATAATTTAAATTTACTAATGGTTTAATTAATTCTGGATATCCAGGAGCGGCTAGTAGATTAAATACACGTCTGTCTTCATCGCGGATTTGTTGATTACTATTAATCAATGCTGCCATTGCTTGAAGAACAACCCCACGCTGTGATTTACGACCAAATGAACCCGATCCATCTGATTGATTGGCGGCTTCACTAATCCATCTGTGTGGGTAGTATTCAGTCATCGCTTGATTTCCATAACGATGATTAATTTCTAGTGTATTAACATAATTTTTTACGAATTTTTTAACATTAAATCCGCTTCTTCTCAAATTCCACAGTAACATCCCTTTTGGATATAATGCTGGATCAGGTGCATCAAAATCAACATAATCACTAGATAATAATTCAATAATAGTACCAGATGGTGCCGAAATTGCAGTACCACCAGATGTTCCTGATCGTGCATCATGAAATAAAATACCGTTCTCAGTGGTTTGATCAGAATTATCAAGTAATCGCCATTGATTATTAAAATCATAAATGTATACCAATGGATAGTTTTCTAAATCTGCTGTACTAATCCACAAGTCACCAATTACTACTGGGGTAACACCATCAGATTGGAATTTAGGTTTAGTTACACTGATAATTGGGCCATTAACATCCGTTCCGTAAGAAAAATATGGACTTGCTTCTTTACCAGTACCAATATCACCAGGGAATTTATATCCAACCCATTCTGTGCCATTATGTACTAGAATATCAATTTCACTAGTATTTCTGTCATACCATAATTGACCATCAGCGGCTAATGATGATGGTGCAGTTGGACTTGCAATTGCAATACCACCTGTTGCGCCAACCGATGTCCAGTTACTTGCATCAAATGAATTAGGAACACCATTCGGTGATGCATACAAGTTAGCTGTTCTGGTTGGATTAAATATAGTAGAGATTGGTGTATTATTACCATCCACTAAACGAATATCACCACCTTTGTTATGACTAATAACCACACGGTTTGATGAATCGAGTATTGCTGATACATTTACTAAACTAGCATTATTAATACTGGCAATTAATGCGTTACCAATTTGCACTGCAGTATCACCAGAGGTTACATCAAATGAAATAGTAACAGCTGCACTTAATACATCAGTATTAATTAAACTTTCAGAAATAGTGAACGAGTATGTATTGCCCGGGAATGCACTAGAAGTAATTACATCAGATACAATTGTAGTTGCGCCAACATTTTTTCTGCGATATAATTTAAAATTAGCAGATTGTGGATACACAACACTATGCTGAGTCACAGTTGATTCTGCATCATTGTATTTCAAATACAGTGTACCAGTAGCAATATTTAACCCACCACCAGTTGCATCAAGAACTTTTAATGCTTCTGTATTATTTTTATAAATGGAAACACTATCAGTAACCCATTGTTTTTTATTCGCTGAGTAAGTTTGAATATCCCAATTAGCGCCTAAATTAAACGGTGTTGTTTTAACCCAAACTGCACCAGTTGGAATACCATTATTTGTAGATGGTTTTTCAGTTCGTTTATAAGTTGGGATTTGGGTATGTTTACTAATACTTAAGGCTGGAGCCAAGTAAGTCGTAGAAGTTAAACCCAATTTAGCTACAGAAGTACCAGACACTGCAATATCAACGCCTGTTGAAAACAATTGTAATTGATTAGTTTCCATACCGGCAGTAATACCAGCAGCTGTCAACGTAGCATTATTATTAATCGCATTTACAACTGCTGTCAAGGTAGTAATACCAGCGCCAGTGATGTTAACAGTATTAATAGTCAATACATCAGTAGTTTGTAAAGTAATTGCTGAATTATAAGTTGTTCCTTGAGCAGTCGGCCAACTAGCCACCCATTCAGTCGAACCAACTTCTACCCATTTAACTAATGACGTAGAATTAGTTTTTGGTTTTTTAAACCAAATAGTATTTAAATTTGTCACCGAAACGATCGCATAACTGCCAATAGTACCAAGTGATGCTAATGGTGTGTAATCACCACCTTCAAAATCCACTACTTTTACAGTGTCTGTAATCACCAATGGAGTTTGTGCAGTGAATGTTTGACCACCCAATACAGAAGCAGGCGCTGAATTCCATTGAAAAATACCATAATCAGTAGCTGATGTATCAATCCAAATAGTACCATCTGCTGGTTCACCAGTAGGTGCATCAGCAGATTCGGCCAATTGAGCCAAATCAATGTCTGCTCTTACTACATATGCACTATTACTTACACCCAAGAAACTGTAAGCTGCTTGTAACCCATATTCATTCAATTCACCAGCATGCACTGGATTATTATTGGCGTCTGTTTGGAATATAGGAGTTCCGAATGTGTCAGATAAATCTTTTTGACTGGTTAGTAAGTAAACTTTTCCAGCATTTGCTTTTAATGTACCAGGTGCTGTTCCTGTTCCCGCTCCATTCTGTTTGCTTTCTTCAGAAGCAACCACAATTAAAGGGACTGTCCCCGGCGCTGCAGGTGTGTAAAAACTTTCGTCAATTACCGTTACACTTACGCCAGCTGATTGAAGTTGAGCCATAATATATTCTCCATGAACAATTTCTAAATAATTCTCTTGATGTATTTAGTTGTTTTGGAGATTTTATTGCTATATCATGGCTAATAATCATATTATTTGGAATTTAATAATAAATAAACATTGTTGTATAACTCATCAATAGTCCCATTATTATCTATCACTACATCAAAATCTAAACCATGCCATGCCCATTCACTTTCATGTATTCCATATGTTTGACTTAACATTAATTGGTCAGAACTATTCCCGGCTAATGCACCCGGTACATGTGAAAACCATTCAGGATCAGGCCCTCGCTTTACTCGAACCATTTTCCCACCAGATTTTTGAATAGCATTAAATTCATTTGGAAATCTACAGTCAGTAATGATAATATTATCAGTTGATTTGCGTAATCGATTTTCCAAACTTGATAACCATATATCTTGATGAAAGTTATTTCGGCATACATCCGTTCCCCAATATTGTAAAATCCAGCGTGGGGTTATATCCATGTTCAATCGTTCTGACCACCAGTCATCACGTGTTTCACGCCATTCCCGAGATTGTTTTGTGCGCCCTTCTAATAAAGTTCGATCCCATCCAAACACGGCTGCCACCGAATCTTTCAAGGATGATGCAAATGATTCACGACGAAATTCGTGAAAATTAACCAAGTAATCAGCAACGGTATCTTTACCACCACCAATGTTTCCTGCTACTGCTATAATCATGTTACCTCCGTGTAAAAATTGAATTATATCTTACTCGGAGGATGATGTCAATAGTTAACCTATCACCCATGTCAAAGGAGTACCACCTGGTACTAGATTTTCTAATTCTTTTTCCAATGCTACTATTTCTTCTTTTGCACTCGCTTTCAAATCACTGCCATTTAATTGAATAGATCCAGTTGGCCCGGCAATAGAGGCAAATAAGCTTCTCGCCTCCCCTAACATCATTTTACAAGTAGCTAATGTGTAATCACGTAACCATTGTTTGGCATAGATATCTGTAAGTAACACGAAGTCAGGTCTATAATTATGGGTTCTTAATAAAATCTGCTCACCTTGTGCAAACGGTCTCTGTAATATAGTAAGAATATGGCTTTGTGGTTTCCATTTGAATTCTATATAACTACCAAACATTCTACCTACCAATTTTTGATAACCGGCAAACATTTCATAGGTAGCTAATCCCCCCATCATACTACCACTTAACAGATAAGTGTTAGTATAAGCCAAATTGAACGGTTCAAATAATGTACCACCCGCACCCAATCCTGAACGCGACCCAATTGCACGACGGAATACACTTTGCACTTCAACAATTTCATCCGGTAGTCTATATTCATTTTGATCTTGTACCAATTCTAAAAAAATATAACTTTCTTCAACAGCATTTGAACTTCGTTGTCTAAATTTAATTAGTGCTTTATCTAATGCGGTTTCATAATGAATCGGATCCAAGTCAATATCGATCATACCGTCAGCGAGCATTGCTCTAACATAATCGAATACTTTATTTCTTTCAATAAGTGATGTAGAAGTAGTATCTGTTAAAATTTCAGTCATTTTTAATCTCCTGTTATATTTATCGAATATACCAGATGATTAGATAGATAAATATGTAATAACTAGGAGAGTTCCATTGCCAAGATTAAGTATGTTTAAGCCGGAAAAGGGCAATAATTTTAAATTCATAGATCGACAAATTTCACGAATGTTCCAAGCCGGTGGAACCGATGTGTATGTTCATAAATTTTTAGGTACATCTAATAATATCGCTGGGTCTGCTGATCAACCAGTTTACACTGAAGATTCCCCCACAAACATTCAAGATCTATTACTTCTAGAAAATAGAGATAGAAAATATGATCAAGAAATATACCGTATTAGAGGCTATTATAATGTCCAAAATATCGATTTCAATTTAAGTCAATTTGGTTTATTCATAGATAATGATACATTATATATGACCGTTCATATTAATGATTTTATTAACTATGTAGGGAGAAAACCATTAAGTGGTGATGTAATGGAATTGCCACATTTAAAAGATGATTTTGCCCTCAATGATTTTGATGTTAGTCTACCTAGATACTATGTAATTGAAGAC